ATCGATGAAGCGGCTGTTCGAGGAGGCAATGCTGGCGCTCGGCAAGCGATTCGAGCCGATGTTGGCTGAACTCATCTTCGGCTTCAACAAAATCCTGAAATGGTTTACCCAACTCGATCCGGCTATTCTGGATGGGATAGCAAATGTAGTCAAGTTTATTGCCACATGGGGGACGCTGATTGGCGTTGTGCTCTCGCTGATTCCACTGCTCAAGTCGCTACCAGCAATCTTTGCAACTATCGGCGCGGCGGCTCCATGGTTATTGGCTATCGGTGCGGCGGTGGGGGCAATCACTTTTGCCATAACCACGCTGCGCAAAGTATGGGATAACGACATCGGCGGCATCCAAGACAAGATTGGTGATTTCTTGTCTATGATTGACTCCGATGTAAAACCAATCTTCGCCGATCTCTGGTACTGGTTGCAAAGTATATGGGGTGAGATCAAAGCCATTTTTGATGGAGCAACCGATTTCGCTGCCGATCTAGTCGGGGCGCTATCAGACCCGATCTATGCTATTACTGGCACGCTATCCGAGTTATTCCAAACGCTCAGGGATGTAGTGAATGGTACATTCGGCGCGATCTGGAAAGTGCTACGCGGATTTGTCGTGTTTCTGCGCGGGGATACCGTTGCGGCAGCAAGTTATTTCAAGAATGCGCTAATCGATGTGCTGACCTCTATCGCCCTACTTTTCAAGAATACTGTTGGCAAGGCGGCGGTATGGGGCTGGAATCTCATCGTTGGTTTCGCCAATGGCATCACCAAGGCGGCGACGAGCGTGCTTGCCAAGGTGATGAAGTTTGTCGGCAATGCCATAGGCAAGTTCATCCGCTCGAAATCTCCTCCTGAGTCCGGCCCCCTGCACTACATTACCGAGTGGGGCAAGGGTCTCATGGCGGCGTATTTCAGGGGCTTCGAGACTGCCGATTTTGGCATGATCAAAGACTTGTTGGCTCCAATCTCACAGGCATTCCAGAACGCCGTGTCGTTGGGCGATATGGATGAAGCAGATGTCATTCCAGCTACGCAGCGCGTGCGCGAGCAACTGGCCGGGTTGCTGGCAGATTTCCGCAAGACTGGCACGGTGAACGAGGAAATCATGTCTAGCATCTCCGCGAGTCTCGGCGAGGGTGGTCAAGACCTGATGGAGTACATTCGTCGGGTTGTGGCGCACCAGAAGGCGCTCAAAGCCCTCGCCGATGTGCAAAAGGAATACGCCGAAGCAGAGAAATCCGGATTCGTGCGCAAGGAACTCAAAGACCGCCTTGCCGCCGCAGAGGAGCAGGCAAAGGCTACCGAGGATGCAGTCAGCTGGCAACAAGAGTACCTCGCCGCTATGCAAGACACAGTCGATATGCAACTCCAACAGCTTGCCTTGCTGGAACGCATGGCCGATGCAATGGAAGAAATGGTCGATGCGTTTGAAGATGTAGGTCTTGGCGAGATGGCGGAAGGCGAGCTTCCATTTCAGTTACCAGATATGACAGAGATGGAGACTGCTTTTGCCGATCTACCAGAACTTGCCGCCGAGGGGCTTGGCAAGGTGTCGGATGAGTTCCTTGAGATGCGGCAGAAGGTGATTGATTGGATTCAGAGCATCAAGGATTGGCTCGCCTTACCGCTTGGTGAGAAGATAGAGACTATCAAGGACTGGTTGCTGGATGTGTCGAAAGCCGCAACCGACTGGATCGAGGATGTTACCGGCATCGATCTGAGCAAACTTGGAGAGCAAATTGGCGGTGCGCTAGAGGATGCCGTCAAGTGGGTAGAGAAGCTCACCGGATGGGACATCTCGACCTGGGCAGAGACCATCAAGACTAAGGTCGGTGAGGCGTGGCAATGGATCGTGGACAAAGCGCAGTGGCTATACGATACGCTGGTAGGCAAGTCGATCATTCCAGACACAGTAGATAAGATTCTTTCTGAGTTCAGTCGCCTGAATCCGTTGGCGTCGACTGGCAGTATTTGGGACAAAATCAAGGCGAAGGTGACAGAATTTAAGAATGCCGTCTTTGAGAAACTTGGCTTGTCTGGTGCAAAGTTTGATGCGTTCAAGCAGAAGGTTAGTGAGGTTTTCGAGACAATTCGTGTGTTTGCTGCGCCTATCATAGCGATCATCGTCACTCCGTTACAAACAATTTATGAGGTTATCAAGGGGTTGTTCACGGAGCTTTCCAGCAATGAGGAGTTACAGGTAGCGTTTCAGGAGCTATGGGTAGCCTTGGGCGAATTGTGGACGGCGCTACAGCCAATCTTGGAGCCGGTCGTGGGGCTTATAGGCAAAATGGTGCTATGGTTTGCCATCCTGGTGGCTACGGAACTGGTTACATTTTTGACGCTACTCGCTGCCGGGCTAACAGCCGCCAAGGATGCAATCATTGCCGCGATACCGTATGTGGTAGACATCGTGACGCAGATTGTTAACTGGTTTACATCGCTTGTGAAACTTGAGACTGGCATAGCAAACTTTATTAGCGGCGTGTTGGCGCTATTCACTGGAAAGATAGAACTTGCAAAAGAGAGATTCGGGTTGGCGTTTGAAAATATGGAGGAAGCAATCAAGGGATTTGTGGAATCCGGTCTAAGCCTGATCGCGGATTTCTTTCTTATGCTGCTTTCCAGCGCGGTGAGATACTTTGCATCGTTCATTAAGTCCTTCGTGGCATTCGGTACAGATATTTTGGTTGAGCTTGGGATTATTGACGAAGATACAGCTACAAAGATAACCGAGTTCGTTGATACCATAGCCCTGATACTGACTGGACTGTGGGAAAACACCATACTCGGACTCGCGCAGTTGGGGCTTGATATGCTCACGGCGATTGATGGCATGAAGACCAGCATTATTGAGACGCTCGCTGGTTGGGTTGACATCGGCGAGGGTTTTGTCGAAAATATCAAGACGGGCATCTCGAATGGTTGGGAAGGCTTGATAACCTGGTTCAAGGGGAAGTTGCAGTCGCTCAAAGACTTGCTCCCGTTCTCTGAGCCGCAAGACCCTACAAGTCCATTGCGTGGACTCGGCAAATCCGGCGCGGCGCTTTTCAAGAACATGATCGGCGGCATGGAGAGCGTCGATGTACAGGGCGCGTTCGGCGCGCAGTTGGCGGGGATAGCGGCGCAGTTGCAGGGGGCAACCGCCAACCAAAACAGCAATGTCTACCACGTCAATTTCAGTCTGCCCAACGTGCATGACGAGCGCAGCGCGATTGGTGTGGGGCAGCAGTTACAGCGTTACTTTAACACAGCGGATGTACGTTCCAGGAGCCGATAATGGCGACGACTTTTGTGTTACAACCAGATGACTATACGGCAATTACCTTCGGCGTTATCCTGCCGCAGGGCGGGCTAGAGGACAGCGCCGCTATCTCGAACTACGACATGGTGTTGGCTCAGTTGCAGTTGAACGAGGAACAGCGCATGCAGTTCGAGTATGCCCAATACGAAAACCGCGAGGGGGGCGAGTGGAAAGAAACCCGATCCCCACTCGTCCCCATTATTTTTACGGGGCGCGTGGTTGGCTTGGGCGGCGACCTGGCTACGCGGATGGCTGACTTATTGCAGCGTAGCGCGGAACTCATGCGCGCCGTGACTAACTCCAATGGCTATTTGAAGTACAAGCCAGACGGACTGGCGGCGGGCGTGATGGACACCTACTATCGCTATGTGCAGAGCACGATTCCCAAGCCTGCGATGGGCGAGACGGAGTATTGGGGGCGTTGCCGCGCTACGTTTGGGCCGACTACGTACATAGATGGTGTTCCGACGCGCCAGTTTGAAGTCACGCTAATGACGCATCCGTTCGGGCTGTCCGATCCCGACACGCCGGTTCTGGTGCAGGCAGCCACCACGCTGAACGACATCGACGACGGGACAAACGATCATCTCACAGTAACCAATGCGGTTGTCAAGGGTAGCATTCCCGCGCTTACTCGCGTATTGGTGCATCCGACTACAGCCAACGTAGCCATCGACCGTCTGTGGATTGCAAAGCGCATCGATGGACTTGCATCGTTTGTCTCGACCTATAACACCGCTGCCGCCGTTGATCCGACCAGTGTGTGGAGCACGGTAGCAGACGTGACGCGCTGTGCGGATGCGTACTACCGGCTGACGCCGGTGGTGAACGATGCCGTGTACGCAATGCGCTATACGATAGCCAACTGGTCATCGCATCGTGGGCGGGCTGCAATCTTGGCGGTGATTCGCAACAATGGCTCATCAACGACCGATTTCGACATTTACTATCGTTGGACGATTGCTCACTATCCGCTAACTGGCGAGGCAAAGAACTCGTATTTTGTTGAGCAGTGGGAGCCGATCTTGCTCGGAGAGATTGATTTGCCGTCGACCGAGATGTCCGAGTTGGAGTCATTAGACCTGTACATTGACATTTGCGTGGTTCGCCGGGCGGGCAGTACAGGCACATTCGACCTGGATTGCATCAAGCTGCTTTACACGGATGAATCGGCGATTCAGGTAGACATGCCGAGTGGGTATGGGGCTGGCACGACGCACGATTTCTTGTTGGAAAATCTGGATGAGGAAATCGCACATGTGATTACTCATGCCGACCAGAAATTGCAATATCTTGCCAACCCATTCGGCGACTTTATAACACTGGAGCCGGACTGCGATACCCGTCTCGATTTTGCCTGGCGGCGCAGAGCATTGGATGATGTAACCGACGATGCATCCACCTATAGTCAATACTGGGCTGAAATCGAGGATTTTGAGGTTGGAGACTGGGACGTGAGTGCGTATCCATACAGTGTTTTCTGTACGGTCAATTGGCGCGCACTCTCGGCAAGTTATCCCTCTTTCCTTTTCGGGTATCCGACCGAGATTACTGGTGGTGGGTGGAATACTGCCGCGCTGGTTACTGCGGGCAAGATGCGCGCGGATGGCAACGATCTGCGGGTGATCCTGAATGGCGTGGAAGCCAAGCGCCGATTGTATGGAATGAATACCGCCGCAACCAAGGTGTGGCTGAACGTGCCCCCATTACTTGCCGCTCCGACACTAACCATATCGGCGGACATATCTGATGTGGGAGAGGTGGTATCCATCACATTCAATCAGGCAATCAACACACTTCCATCTGCCGGTTACGGGCGAATCATCAAGATTGGAAACGAGCTATTTACATATACGACCAAGAACGACGCAACGCGCACAATATCCGGTATCAGTCGCGCACAACTTGGTAGTTCTGCGGCGGCGCATACCAGTGGCGATACAGCTTATTGGATTCAGCACGACATCCGCATTGTTTACGGCAATGCCAATGCCGATCCGCCCGCCGTTGCAGATGATGCCTACAGACCGGCCTTTTGGCTGAACAGCACAAACGAGGCATGGACATACGAGGATTTTGGTATAGATGGGCAGACCAGACCGGGCGGATGGTATTACGGCGGCCCATCGGCGTGGTGGTATGGCGGCGATCACGGCGCGGCGGCCAGCCCGTGGTCGGAATTGGGTATGCGCGTCGGCCCGGCGGCGGATGGCACATATACTCGCCGCGCACTACATAATCCGTGTGGGATTACGAATGTCCACTTCACAAACGGAGAAAAATACAAGACTCACGCCGGTATTACCTGGCTTGGGTACATCTTGTCCAGCATTAGCAGTTGGATATGGGATGTGGAATATACCATTGCCGCTCCTGTAGCTGCGGCGGTATGGGAATCCTGGTCGCGCAACGAGGTACTTGACGCCGGCAAATTTTACGTTGCCTTGGGCTTGCAGGTTTCTGGGGCCAGCGCGTCTGGATATTATGCCTGCTTGGAGTCATC